CTCCGCTCCGTACCAGGCAGTCGTTAACGGCAAGGTGGCGAGACAGACCGCCATGAACACATACTTATCGAAGATGTCACCGATTGACCGCGCCGACTTTTGGCAAGCCTATATGGATGCAGATGAAGCCACGCAGAAAAGTATCGAGTACAGAATTTCACGAGCTGCTCCTCGAAGCCGCTGAGACCGAGCGGCGACTACCGCCAGCAATGAGACCTGCCAGTGTCGTTGCCGCATGGCCTGAGATGCTCCCTGAGTGGCTTGCATACCCTGACAAGAAAACGAAGACACGACTAGCACGCGCCTCTACCAGACAGATATCAGATTATGGGTTTGTTATGGACGTGATCTTGGAAGCTGCCGAAGCCGACGAGAGAAGACTGCTTTGGGGAGTCGCTCACTCAGCAGCATTTCGTGACCGTGGACCCAACTGGATGAAGGTCTCAAAGATACTGCATTGCGATAGACGCACGGTAAAACGAAACTACGAACACGCGTTAGCTTGCGCTGTATATGACTGGAATAGACAACATAGTCGCACCTTGGAGCTGTCAGAAAAAGAGCTGCAAACCGTTTAGCCCAGCCGATGTTGAATACCTCTTTTTGTTTGGCAGGGTAGTCAGTCGTTTTTAAAATTAGTTTGCCTGGATGACCCCAAAAAACGCCTAATGTCTTTAAGCTGGTCCTCGGACTAGCTTGCATACTCCTCTCTCTTATTAACTAAGCCGAGCTGCTAACGTGGCTCGGTTTTCTTTTGCGGGTGATTGATGACCGTTATTGAAGACCATGAGCTGAACTACACCGCCTGGATCAAGGTCGCTGACGGCCAGATCAGGCTGATCGTTACGTTTGATGGATTCGATGACGAGCTGTCGGCGCAGGAGTTTCTCGAAGATTTGCTGGGTGATAATGAAAATAAGGTCGTTCACTAATGGCTCCGAAAGTTGTCATACAATCAGCGGCTGTGATTGCTCTAGTCGCCTCGATCACGAGCGGCGTTGTCGCTGTAGAAAATCGCTTCGCCAGCAAGAAAGCTGTAGCTGTGGTCGCACAGCAAATCGCATTGATGAAAATCAGCGCAGCAAAAGCTGCAAGGAATAAAGCGTTATTGGCTAATCTGTGCTCAGACTTTGAGCGCACATATAGGTGGAGGCCATCACAGTGCAGGAGCTGACTATAAAGCAAGAGAAGTTTTGCAGGGCTTATGTCTCCACTGCGGAAGGTAATGCATCAGAGGCTTACAGGACGGCGTACAACACGGAGAACATGAAGAACGCCACGATTAACCGCCGTGCGACAGAGCTGACGCAGCACGGCATGATCAAGGCACGCATTGACCAGCTAAAAGCGGAGTACAGCGACCAGGAAGCTATAACCGTTGAGGAGATTAGCGGTGCGCTGCGACGAGCGCTCGACGGCGCTGCGGCTGCTGGTCAGTGGTCCGCGGCATCGCAAGCAGCTCTTGGACTAGCGAAATTGGGTGGACTGTTAATCGAGAAACGGCAGATAACTGCGGATGACGGGGCGAAGCACCTCGATGCAGTGGCCGCGCTCGCTGGTGTACCCAGGAAGTCGGACGAAGATGACAACGTGGTGGACCTGAAACAGGCTGCATGCAACTGATCTGCAACTATTGACTGCTAAGTCATTGATATCATTGCTCTGACTGTCAGGTTATAGACCTGATGCCTGTGAAATTCGGCGGATTTCGGTGGACCCCCCCTCGCTCGATCGCGGCGGGGGCGGCTATTATTAGTACCATTTCGCTCTAACTTGAGGCTTACATTGACAGACCCTTGGCAATCGTTCCTAGAGCGCTACCGTGATGATCCGGCAGGCTTCAGCGAGCATGTGGTTGGCATGGTGCCTCTTGAGTGGCAGCGCGAGGTCATGGACGCTATCGCCTCTGGTGAGAGGCTCTGCTCTATACGTAGTGGTCATGGCGTGGGTAAGAGTTCCTGTGCCGCAGTTTTAATTCTGTGGTTTTTGTTAACCCGCTATCCATGCAAGGTCGTTGTGACGGCCCCCACGGCCTCACAGCTCTTTGACGCGCTGTTCGCTGAGTTAAAATCGCGGCTGAAAGAGATGCCCGAAGCGTTATCGAAGCTGCTGGAAGCGACCTCTGATCGCGTGGTGCTTAAAAGCAGCCCGACTGAGGCGTTTTGTAGTGCCCGTACAAGCTCGAAGGAGCGCCCTGAAGCATTAGCGGGTGTTCATAGTACAAACGTGCTTCTGATCGCTGACGAGGCTTCAGGGATACCTGAAGAGGTATTTGAGAGTGCGGCAGGTAGTTTAAGTGGAAATAACGCCCATACGTTGCTGTTAGGCAATCCTGTACGGGCGAGCGGCTTTTTCTACCGCACGCAGACAGAGCTGGCTGACAGATGGTGGACGAGGAAGGTGAGCTGTACAGACAGCCCCCTTGTGTCTCAGGACTTTATTGATGACATGGCTTCACGATATGGCGACGAGTCTAATGCTTGGCGGGTGCGTGTTTTAGGTGAGTTTCCTGTTGCTGATGAGGACACCTATATACCGCTGCATTTGATTGAGAGCGCGATACATCGAGATATTGAAGACAGCCCTTCCGCTGCGGTGGTCTGGGGGCTAGATCCGGCGCGTTATGGTTCAGATCGATCTGCCCTGGCAAAGCGTCGTGGTGGCAAGCTGCTTGAGGTCAAGAGCTGGCGAGATAAGTCCACGATGGAGCTGGCCGGTATTGTTATGGACGAATACGAAAATACGAAATTCGCGGATCGTCCGGCTGAAATTTGCGTTGATAGCATTGGTATCGGTGCCGGTGTTGTTGATCGCCTGATAGAATTGGAATTGCCTGCCCGCGGCGTCAATGTCGCCGAGAGTGCGAGCATGTCACAGAAATATATGCGCCTGAGAGATGAGCTGTGGGGCAAGGCGCGAGAATGGTTTGAACAAAAGGACGTTGTCATCCCAGATGATGCACAACTTGTTCACGAGCTGGCGGCCCCGCGTTTTGCATTCACCTCAACAGGAAAAATTAAAATTGAAGGGAAGGACGAGATGCGTAAACGCGGTATCCGGTCGCCAGACTTAGCTGACAGTTTTTGCCTTACCCTGGCGAGCAACGCCGTGATTGGTGTGCATGGCAATAAGTACGCCTGGAAACGAGCGATTGAAACTGACACGAGCTGGGTCGTCTGATGGCTATCGTTAACCCACTTTTAGGGACTGTTAATTCTTGGAATCCTCCTGGTGATCCTATCGATATGGAGCAAATCCGCCTTGATAGGGAAGCAGAAGAACGCCGCGAAGAGGACGAACGCGCAAGAGTACTAAGCGGAAACGATCCTCGAGATCTTAGTGTTGACCCCAGGAATAGTAGCTTTCAGGTCGGTGTCCACTCGCCGCATCCTGGGTTTTCGTCATTTTCTGATTATCAAGCAGCTATTGATAGAGACCCTGTTGGTGCGGGTTGGGCATTTTCTGAGGCCCCTGGCACTTCAGCAGATCAAATAGCAACGGGGTACGCGGATCAGATCAGCGACCAGGTGGATAAGAACAAAGAGCAACATGGGCTTTTTTCCGGCGGTTTGTTGAACACACTCAGCAACCCCCTTGCCGCAGTGAGCAATTACTTCGATCACCCGACAAGTTTTCTCAGCCCAATGATGACGCCATTATTTGGCCCGATGGGTGGGGCTGTGCTGGACGCTGTCGGCGCTTACAACCTTAAAACACAAGCCTACAATCGCGCCCACGCGCAAATGGGCACACCAGGCTATTCATACGGCATGTTAGACGGCCAGCATTATTCTGTAGAGCCGGGGATGTTTGGCAGCAGAACGATATCCGGCACGGTGCCAGACTGGTTTGATGTCGATATGGCCGACACCCTACAAAATTATCAAATGGGCCTGGATGCAACCGGGAACGCAACAACTGACGTTGGCTCTGCAAGATTTTCTTCGGACGGGTATTTGTCTACGCCATTCGGTAACGATGTAGCGTTGTATGATGATGTCGCGGCGTTAGCGAAAGAATACGGCGTTTCCTACGACATAGCCTACGACGCAATCCATGCAGCCAATGCTGGTGAAGGCACGCTAGATGAAAATATCGGTGGAGCTTCAGGTATGAGCACAGCGGCTGAAACAGGCGTTGCTGGCACCACCATGAATAGCGATGAATTTGAGATGGAAGATACGAGCGTAGCGGAGACAGAAGACGATTATGGTGATCCTCACGACGAAGATTATTTTTAAAGGAAAATCGACATGCCGAAAGTAGGAAAAACGACGTATGGATATCACGCCAAAGGGCGTGCCGCTGCCGAGAAAGCAGCAACACGTCGTGGCAAGAAAGTTGTGTATCGTAAGAAAAAATAATGGCGAACCAGAATAATCTTTTATCAGCAAACCCGCTGAACGATCCAAATTACGATTACACGACGATTTTACCATTTCGTATTCGTAACCTGTTGGATGTCGATGAGCTGTCTACCGACGTTACGCCGGAATTGGCGGTGCCTGGATTAGCTCGTGATGTGGGAAATGCCGCGGTCAGAATGGGTCAGACTGTTAGAGGTCATCGTCCAGTCGATGCCGGTCAAACATTTATTGATATGCTAGAGGTTGCCCCTGCTGGTTTATTAGGAAAAGCACCCGCAGGCGCATTGGCATCAGGGTTGGCAAGGCGTGCTCAAAATGATATAAATAACGCCAGTAGCGGAGGGCGGTATTCCCCCCCTAGAGGCGTTCCCAGCGATGGTGCTCCTCAACCGCTACTGCCTTACCCCCCGACAAGGCCACCTGAATGGCAGTTTGATCCTAAAAAAGGATCAGAAATTGATGAACGGCCTGGTTATGCCGCAAGTATAATTCACGGTGAGCGTGCTGGAGAACGCAAAAGAGTCGGTGATTATCTGGCGAAGGTTAACAGCCCTGAAGCTCTACAAATAAAAAAACAGGTAGAGGCTGCACAGCGCGATATCGATGCTGGCAACTATGCGCCTATGTTTGATGTGTCTAAACGAACTGACGTGGATGCTTCCACTTACAAGTCTGGAGAACCAACACAGAAAGTGGCTTGGGCAAAACAGCCTAAGACACAACAAGCACACCGCGCTAGAGCTACGGCAAATGGCACGGAGCGTTTGGAAGGCGCTTTTAAAGAAGGTCTTAAAATACCAGATGCCAATAACTGGTATTACATGGGGCAGCTCGAAAATACTTTTATAAAACGGTTGGGAGCGAAAGAAGGTAGAGCAAGATTTAGAGCAAAATTTGCTGGACCAATGGCGGCGACAACTGGTGGGGCCACGCCCAAAGAAAATTTGCGTACAGCGATGTATGGCAATTTTTTAAGAGAAAACAATATTCCTTATCCGAAAAACGCATACGATATGCCGTTCCCTGCTGGTGGGCGGTATATTTCGGGAAACATTCGGCAGCACCAAAAGTTGATGGGTGGGCCATTAAGCTCAGAAAAGAATCCCAAGCGTCATAATTTTGAGGGCAATTTTCTCGGTCAAAAAGAATGGGCAACGGTCGACGAACAAATGTCCGGCCTTTTTGATCCAAAACTAAAAAACCCACAAGGCGACAGTTACGGAGCTTATGAGGAAGTAATTATAAAACTTGCCAAGAAATACGATGTATCACCAAGAGAATTTCAGGAAGTCGCCTGGGCTGGAGCAAAAAAGACTAAAGAAGGCAAACGGTATTCAGGCTCAAAGCCAATGATTCAAGAAGTAAACGAGGCCATTGAACGGACGGCTAGGGTTACGGGCTTAACGCCTAAAGAAATCTTAGAAAAAGGCATTATGGATAGTAAAATGCCGATTTTCTCTCAACCAGGTTCTTTAGGTTTGACTTTGTTTGCCAAGGAACAAGACCAACGATCAACAATCCCAGCCTCTCTTGGTTTGCTTGATGCGGATGAAGGCCAGAGATCAACGGGACGGCTTAGAAACAACGCTATTTATGATGGACTTCTCGCAAGAGAAGAAGACATAGCGCGGCGACGTGCGTCGTTGCCCACCTCACAGCTTTACAGCGGCGGCTTAATTTAATGGATAAAGAAGAATTACAATCGATTGTTCGTGGCGAAATAGAATCCGCTGTGAACTTTCACGACAGTGAATATGCCGCGGAACGCATCGAGGCGTTGGACTATTATCTTGGCAACCCTCTGGGTAATGAGGTCGAGGGCCGCTCACAGGTTGTGCAGACTGAAATTTCTGACGTGATCGAAATGATCATGCCGTCGCTGATGAAAATCTTCGGCAGCAGCGATAAATTTGTAAACTTTGAGCCACGCGGTCCCGAAGATGTTGAGGCTGCAAAGCAGGCAACCGACTACGTTAATTTTATTCTGAACAGTGACAATGACGGCTTCGTTGTTCTGCACAACTGGATGAAAGACGCCCTACTTTTCAAAATGGGAATTGTGAAGCACTACTTCGATGAGACTGAAAAAGTCACCGAAGATATGTATGAGGGTCTTAATGAAGATGAGCTGACCGCCCTACTTTCAGATGAAGACATAGAAATTGTGGAGCAAGAGGCAAACGAGATTGGTCAACCAATGACCAGCCCTGACGGTCAGGTTATGCCAGCGCCAATGGCGTATGATGTGCGTGTTCGCAAGACACAAAAGGATGGCCGGATCAAAATTGAGAACGTCCCGCCGGAAGAATTTCTATTCAGTCAGCGCGCCAAGAATCTGGAAGACGCTCGCTTTGTTGCTCATCGTACAGAGATGACGGTCAGCGACCTGATTGAAATGGGTTACGACCGCGACACTGTTGAGCATCACGCCGGATCGGTCGATACCGATACGATGAACGAAAAGCAGGCGCGCTTTGAAGACCTCGAGAGTCAGGCGCAAGATTCTGTCAATGACATGAGCCAGCGCGATGTCATGGTTACTGAGGTTTACATTAAGGCAGATTATGACGACGACGGGGTGTCTGAAATCCGCCGCGTCGTTTGTCTTGGTGACTCTTACGAGATCGTTGAAAACGAGCAATATCATATGTTCCCGTTTTCGATTATCAGCCCAATATTAATGCCCCATCGCATGGTGGGCCGGTCGATTGCCGAATTACTGATTGACTTGACGCAGGCTAAGACTGCCGTGATCAGGCAGATACTCGATAACATTTATATGACTAACAGTGCAAAGATTGGTGCTGTTGAGGGACAGGTTAACCTCGATGATCTAATTGCTAATCGTCCAGGCGGTATCGTGAGGATGCGCGCTCCTGGGATGGTGCAGCCTTTAACCCCGCCATCGGTAGCGCCTGCCGCCTTCCCGCTTCTCAACTATCTTGATGAGATGCGCGAAATGCGTACCGGCCTGTCGAAAGCAAGCATGGGCTTAGATGCCGACGCGCTTCAATCGAGTACCGCCGTTGCTGTCAATGCGACTGTTTCCGCAGCACAGGCCAAGGTCGAAATGATTGCCCGGGTGTTTGCAGAGACCGGCGTCAAACGCCTGATGCTTTGTATTCTTAAACTTGTACAAAAGCACCAGCAACAGCCCCGCATTATCCGGCTTAGAAATGAGTTTGTGCCGATGGACCCGGCCAACTGGGACAATGAATTTGATGTTGTCGTAAATGTCGGTCTTGGTAATGGCGATGAGAGACAGCGCGGTGCTGCCCTGGCCCAGGTAGCCGCGCAGC